CTAATATCCCTAGAGGGATTAGTAATCACCTCGATCACAAATATTCTATCCAGCAGGGATGGCATCATAACGTGTCTGCTGATATCATCGGTGGTTACAAAAATTTACAAATAATATCAGGAAAAGAAAATAGGCAAAAAGGTAATAAATGTAGCATACTACTTACCGAGATTACCTAAATTCTCATTTACACATTAGATTCTCGTTGTTCCGCTTTTAACGCTGTTTCCAGTTACTAGGTGCATTACGATCACGTGGTACAAACTCTTTACGCTTAGGAGTACGCCACTGATCCCACGGTTCACGACCTTTGGTGAACTTAATAAACTCATTGAATGCCGGCGACCGGTCACTGTAGAGATGTGATTCATCAAACACGTATCCGTAGTTCTGACAGAACTGTTGGAATGCATCCAAGTCATCAAAGAGGTTAGTAACTTCGGGTTTCATACGAAGATACTTGTCAATCCATTCGTTAGCCATATATTTTCCTTAAACGCTAATTAGTTGTGGGCGGTGAGTTTCATATTTAACAAGTGAGCCGTTTTCACCATCTTCGGCCACTTCAATCCAGACAGTACGTCCAGGATACTTTGTGCTGATCTGTGTGTACAGATCATCGCTGATCATTTCGCAACTCATAAAGTCTAGCTTTAGTATAGCATCTTTATAGAGATTTTCCAACCAGCGTTTGAACTGAATAAACTCAATATCGCGGTCATTGTGGAACACATCTACCCATACGCGGAAGTGGAAGATATGACGATGTGGGTGCGCTAAAAAGCTAACATCATATTCGTCACCTGTTGCAAGTTCTGGCGCAGTGCCAGCAGCTGGATAACAATGTATGCCTTCCTTCTTGAAGGTTACCCAAATTTGTCTTTCGGCACGACTCATAATACGTTCGCGTTGTTCGATGATTGCTTGTTCTCGTTGTGTCATTTGTTTCTCTTTTGTTAGGCTTAACTATAGTATAATACTAATTCGAATTTTTGTAAACTCATTTGGTATAATAGAGTTACATTGTTTCATCTTTAGTGTATTTAGACCAATCAGTGAACTTGCTTCGATCTTTTAAATCGTGCAAGCTATGGCACCAAACTCCGGGATTAGTTGCCGCAAAGTCTTTGTCGTCGATCTTAATCGTAGCATTGTATCCAAGTAGTTGTACATAAGGCAGTTTAACTGATATCATTGGAATAAAGTTGTTGTACTCAACCAGTCCACTCTCAACCAGTCCCTCTGCACTGCTAACGTCAATGTCCAGTGTACACAGATAACCTTTTACTAAGAACGGTTTAATCAAGTCTTCCCACTGTTTCCACGTCACAGAATCATTCACATCTGGATTAGGGAAACTCATGTTAGCACCAAAGTAGATATGCTCTGCTCCATTTAGATTATTTGCAATGTGATCGATAGGTTGCACCCCGACTACAAATAAAGTCTTCTTACCAACAGCAGGAGTATGTTCTACTTCTAGTCCGTGAAAGAATTTTACGGTATCATCATGTCCTTCTCTAATCATTGGGTATCCTCTAAGTTAGTAAGTGCTGCTTCATTGAGTTCTACTTCCTCGACTTCATCGTCTTCAATTGTGCATAATGCACTAAAATAAGTATTTGAATTAAATGCCTTCTTGCCCTTAAATCCCCGGGTACCAACGATTTCCATCCAGTAACTGCTATAGTGTTCGATAATATCCAGTGCGGACTGTTTATCCGGAGCAGCAAAAATACGATCAATTAAATCCTCAAAGTACTCGCCACCGGGCCCCGAACAGCGCATCATTCTAGGATGTTCACCAGCATCAAATCGTCTGTTGGCTTCTTGTACTGCGGTTAAATGCAGGTACACATTATGTCCCATTAGCAATGCATAGCTAAAGCTATCCCACGAAGTCTTTCCCCACTTACCATTCTTATTGACATCAGGTAGTACATCGTACATGTTGGGATCTCTAAAGTTTTCTTCAGTAAGCGTAACGCCAGCTTTAACTACACCGGGCTTATAGATGCAGATATCCTTCATAGTTAACATGTCGCTAATTGGACTGTCTTGCCAGCGTGGATAAATGCCATCTGCAATAACACCATCTGACCACTTGCGTGTATCTGTGCTGTATTTCTTATCGTCTGCACTTGGTGCCATACGATACGACCATTTCTTATCGTTCTCGAATACATTCTCAAAGTATACTTGCCCATTGGCAGTAGCCAAGAACGGACTTGCACAGTCGAAGCTGATAGTAAATGCAGGATTTACATACTTACGAATCGATCTCTGGATAACAGTTAGCAACACCGCCCACTCTAGCTTACTTGTACCCAAGAAGTGCATCCAATCATGTTTGCCTTCTTGTAGTAAGTTATCATAGCGTAGAGCGACTAGACGTTTAAGTACCAAATGTACGTCACACATGTTCTGTCCGCCCATACCCCAACCATCAAAGTGAGTATCTGGGTACTTAACTGGATCGCAATATTCCTTCATGATATCATACCAGGTTTCGGCACTGGTATGATTATCACCCTGCAACACATTTAAGAACTTGGCACCGCCATTATTCTTACCTTTACGGTTGGCCATAAAGTATTCATTGTTATACTTTGTTGCTGCAACTGCTTCATCTAGTGTTTTAATTTGACAAGCATCGCTGGCTTTTTTATCGTGGATAACCCAGGTCGGAATATCCAATCCCATACCGTATGTGCTGATGGTATCCAACCAAGTTAGTACAGCAGCACGTTTCTTTTGTGCCTTGGGGCATCCGCTGTTGGCTTTCCAGTCACCTTCCCATAGGCCCTTGGCAATTTGGAATCCACCCGAGTCACCAAGCATAATAGTGTTAGGATCACGTTTGCGAACCATGTTCTCACTTGCATCTTCTTTAGTAAGATCGAGATTGGCGTGCCCTCCTGAATACAAACTCCACTTATACGGAAACAAACCCTTCTGATCGTTAAGCCAGTTCATTTGTTCCATGTCAGTCAACCCAGCTGGGAATCTTGCAGGGTCTACATAGTCATTGTTGACTTGTTGCTTGCCCACGTATGTTCCGTAGAATCCGCTAATAGCAGGTAAAAATACAGCATAGTCTAATTGCTTCGCTGTTAAGTTATCTTGTTCCATAAAGTTTCACTTGTTCAATTAATTTGTAGTCAGCAGCAAAATGCTCTTTGATGCGATGTAGGTATTTAGGATTTGCAAGGTAGTGAGAAAATATTTCCTTAAACCGTTTACGTTCAGGGCTGTTCTCACTAACATGCTGGTGCTCATAACGATTATACTTGTTATCCCCAACATAGTCAATTATAAAGGTACTAAAGTTTTGTTTATAATTATCGTCGCACATTATGAATGTACACCGGTCGGTATTTAATCCAGTTAAGAACTTTACCTGTTGTTCGGTATGATCATCGAAGGTAACCCTATCGAATATCAATTCCACAGTTTCTCTATTAGTAAACAAAAATTCAGGATGATATAGAGTAAGGTACTCAGCGATACCACTTAGCCAACGGTCAACTGGATCGCGTAGTACAACCAACGCTGGCTTGTGCAAGGTGTCGGCATGATAGTTATAAAATTGCCAGCCATGTTCTAATAGATTAGGTTTAGTCCAAGAGCTAGCATTTTTAGGAATGTACACATACATTAAATCCGTACCCGGTTGTGTCATGCACTCACCGTAGGTATGACCTTTATGTGTCCATTCGTTGAATTCATCTTTAATTATAGTCACAGTAGATCTTTTAAGTACGAATTTAACCGTATGCTTGGATTATCTTTTACTAATCGCAATTGCTCTAGTGCGGCAGCATGCATAGGATGATTAACATTATCAATGACATCGTGTTCACTAAAATTATCAAATGTAGCCCAATTGTCTAACTTAGTTATATTACCAATAAACCCATAATGCTTACATAGATCGGAAAAATTTGTAATATCATTTACATTAGAAGCTTGCAAACAGAATAGCAGAGATACAGTAACATTGTCGGTTCTTGTTTCTTTTAACCAATCGAGATTATCTCTGAGGACATTGTATTTTGCTGGGCTGCGTACAATTTCGTAAACTTCTTTGCTGCCAGCGTCGATGCTAATTTGAAATTCACTAATATATGGTAGAACAGTGCTGCCGGGCAATAACTTTCTCATCAATAACCCATTTGTAAACAACTTGATAGTTTGATTGGGCTTTGGGTTCCAATTTAAAACCAATGGTCGCATAATCAAACTAGCAAGAGGATCGCCGTTCCCGCTCATTATTAATTTCAATGGCTTGTCGAAGTTGTTAATCAACTCAACCAGGTGGTCGATATACGATCTACGTTGGTCAAATATCATACCGCTTGTATGATTAATCTTTTGCTTGCGACAGCTAGGACATGCTAAATTACAACTCTCATCTATGTTAACATTAATATTAAACATTGGGAAATTGATATCAGAATTAGTAACTCCGCAGTGATTAACTGCACAATATGTAAATTTCTGATCACTAATATCTTGTTGTAACTCGTGGGCAATGGAGTTTGCCCACACGTCCTCTAATTTAGCGAAGTCTAATATGTTGCCAACTGATATTGGCAACCATGCATCACACTGGCACAAATAGCATAGTCCAGCTGTATCAATGGTTACTACCTTTTGCGGGGAATTACAACTATGCGTTATTTGTGTTGCATGATCTGCTCCACGCGGGTACCATTTTAGTAAGAACTCAGCACCCGGTGTGGCCGCAATTGCCTTAGTTGACATTACTTAGTTTGTGCTGGCAACAGGTAATGATATACCGCAATGCCACTGTCGACTGTAATCTCAGCTACGCCTTCGTCGCTAATCTTGAAGGTCTTATCGCCGGGCAAGCTAAAGATACTGTTAACAACAGCAATAGGCCAATGCAGTTGTTTAGACAAACTGCCACCGCAACCAGCATGGAATACAAAGCTACCAGCATGGCTACTATGATCACCGAAGAAAAACTTCAAGTCACCATTCTCAATGTTACTTGAGAAGCTAGTTGCATCACTATGTGCGCTGGCTTGGAACCGTAGCTTTTGGATACTAGCAACGCTCGGAGCAATATCAACGTTCCACTTAACCTGTTTCATGCGAACATTTTTAAGTTGATCGTTAATAACAGCAGTACTCATGAATCGATAATCGTTCTTGAAGTCGCCGTCTTTAGTTTCGAAGTGTACGCCAGATGGACAAGTAACGCCCTCTGTATCTTTTTGCGTAGTGACTGTAATCTTAGCATCATCCCGATAAACAGGAATGTTAAGAATAGTGTTGAGCCTATCCAAGTTAGGCATACCAAACACACCAACGAATTCAGCAACTGGTGCTTTAAATTCTGCATTCAAGATGACAGTTTTAGTTGCCTGATCAAATGCATTGATGCTTGTTTCTGTGGCAGTACCTGTAATTTTAATAAAATTAATAACACCCAAGCCATGAGTGTGTTGTACGATATCTAGTAAGTGGTCGCGCATTGGTTTCTCCATAATGTATAGTCTATTATAATGTTATATTTAGGCAAAGTCAAGGAATAATTTGACTTATTTCGCCCATTGCTTGGTGAGCCTTGGTGGTCTTTAGTTTGCCGGGCTTTGTGATTTCAATCCAGCTGACATTAGTCACCATATTGAATTCATTGGCAACAGTAAATCCTATTGCTTCGCAAATTGGTATTAATTTACTTTTAGGTACATAAGACTGTGACCGATTATCAGTCATACCGGCACCAGCCGGCGTGTCGCCATCATTGTAGCTAACCATAAATGTGCCGCCAGGACGCAAAAGGTCGAATATCTGAATTAGGTATTTTTCAAACGTATGTAAATTTACATAGTTGAAATATCCCCAGCTAAACACGAAGCCAAATTGATTTTTTGGCAGTACAGATAAGTCATGATCGGCCAAATGATATTTACGCAATCTGCGTTGATAGTCTGGTGTAAATTTACTATTGGCAATATCCATAAATTCAACGTGCCGGTCCATGATGTATAACGGATCTGCAGCAACTAGATATTGTGTCCACTCACCATCCCTGCATCCAATTTCCAATGCAGGATACTTCCAGCTAGTGTACAACTGAATACGCTGCTTTACTGCTTCGTCAACATCGGGGCCGCCGTAGATCCCGCGAGTATCTCTCACTCGTTCAACAGTACCATAGAATTCCTCCAACTCGTAATTGTTAGTAAACAATTGAAGTGCTATCTCATCAATCTCATCAGTAACACGGGATAGTTCTTCTTCTAACTCATCCATCGGCGTGCTAGTTGCAGTAATAACTCTATCGTAATGATTAACTAAATTGTCGAGGTACTCTGTGTGCTGTGACCCTATTGCAGATACATGTAATTTAATACCTGCAATGTTATTTCGCAATTGTACCAATTTGTCAATTGCTGGGTCAGCATCGACTAAGGTAGTCAATGCAACTTTTAAACTTACTAAATCATGTAATGCCATATTAATTATCCCAACTAAACAAACTATCAAATGTGGTCTTAATGTCTGTGGATTCTGCAATCTTCCACTCAAGTACGCCTAACAAGTTTTCAACCTTTTGATTTACAATACCGGCCTCCATTAAATCGTGATCAAACGGCAAGTCCTTAAACCACTGCGGAATGTGTGACAAATCAGTTGGATATCCTACACTAGTAAGACCCAATGGATTGTCTCGTAGCTTACACACAATAGTTTTCATACCGTCAATGATAGCCATACTATGATTATCGCCGTGCATCCGACGCATATTATTCCAGTTCATTGCTGCACGGACGTGTCCCGGCATATTTGCCTTGCCTTCGTCTACTTCTGCTGCGGTGTACTTGGTTAAGTTGTTTACACGTTTAGGCGTACCCTTTTCCCAGGCTGGCTTTTCTGCAAATGATAATTTGAACTCGCGGACCTTATCGATAACAATTTGTCGTTGATCGCCTACTCCTGTCAATACGTCTACTAGCAGTTCCATTAAGAAATCCTGTACAATCTTTGGCGTATCGCTGCGCTTCAAGTCGAGACCCATGGCCTTAACCTTGCCTGGCTTACCGTCAACATCAAGGCGTTTACCTTCATTGTCAAAGATCAGCACAGCATAACGTTTCTTTTTAATGAACAAGCCTTTAGTGGCAATCAATTCACGCCCGGCTGCAATAATAGCACCCATTTCTCTCGGACAGTGGCACGCACGTTCCATGAAGCCCGGAAAGCTGGCATTGGCGCCTGCTGCAATAGTATCATAGAGTTGGATGCAGATATCCTTGTTCCACTCCATTGTGCCAGCTGCTACTTCTTCTTTGATCGCCGGCCACGCACTGAAGTAGACAGAGTCCGTATCGCCGTAGATAATACTCTCTCCAGTGTGATCATACGACCCAGTAATGGCTTCGTTAACGTAGGCGTCCATGTGTTTCGCAATGATGCGCCCAGTAAGCGTTGTGCTCTGCCCAAGGCGCTGGTCAAAGAACCTACAATGGGGGTTGAGAATGGCGCCGTATAACGAATTAAGATTAATTTTTTTGACGAGCTGCCTTTTGTCCCAGAATTCTTGTTCTTCTTTAATGTGCGCTGCGGCACCTTTTTTAATACAGATTTTTTCATCTCTTATTTCTAAATTATGTTTGTCCATAAAGTCTTTAAGTTTTAGTACATCCTTAGACTCTATTAGATTGTAAAGTTCGTTAATATCCATATTTTGCTTGTAGTTTTTTACGTTCAGTGATAAATATATTTATGAGAAACACTAAGTACACCACTAAAGAGTACTCTTTTCAAATTAATGACCGAATGATCCGGCCCGTTGAAGAATATGCTGGCGCCCATTTTAAAATAATGCATTGTTGTTTAAGTTGCAATCACAATTGGCTGGCCACTCCGGGGTCTATTAAAAATGGCCACGGGTGCCCGGCATGCTATCAAAAATCTGTCCGAAAGCCAATTTCTCAAGTAATTTCTCAATTGGCATTGCTAAATTGGGAATTAGTTGACCAATCAGCATATAAAAATTCATATGTTCCGTTACTAGTAAAGCATTGTTGCGGAGAAGTAGTTAAATCCAATTTAGATCGAATTTTACGAAAAGCCAAAAGATGTTTAATTTGCAACCCAATTAAATTACGAAAGTGCTGGTCAGTGCCGTGTGAGACTGAGGGTCGAACATATTCCTCTAAATTAGAAATGCATTGTTGTGAATTTTTAATTTCAAAATTTGGTATAAATGACATAATACTCCAAAAATCATATTCAACTGAATCTAAACAAACTGCCGATGCATATATAAAAAGTCTAGATACATACGTAGAAGTTAGTTCAATTAACAAGATATTTTATCTCGAAAGAATTTTTAATAAGAGAAAAAAAGTTAAAAATTTTATTTTTGCAACTTCTATGCAACAACTTCAACTGTTTTTCAATTGATTTAATAGTTCAACATCAATTGGTATTCCGGAGGAAAGATCACCCCATCTTTTTTTAGTTTTTTGCATAACCTTCCTCTCAGAGTACCAACGTTCCAATAATCCGGGGATTATGCCTTTCATATCGTATTTGAAGATGGTACCGTTTGCGCTCAACGTCCATGGTTGTTTACTATCAAAGATCATTCGCCATATGTCTGCTGCACTATGCGTAGTTTCACTCTTAGACTCTTCCCAATCAACTACAAGCTCAGTTCCGACTTCCATATTCATAACTGCTTGATATTCCAAGCTACCGAACATATTTTCCCAAGCATCTGCAAAACTTGCCCCCTTGGCAATCTTTTCTGCAATATATGCCTCGGTCATTGTTTGTCGTATTTGTCCAACAATTGTTTCTGGTCCCATGTTGAGGGCTCGAATAGTCGAGGGATAGAGCGAGTTAAGGTCGATGGCCCCGATGTATTCGTGAACCCCTTTTTTGGGATAAGCAACATAGGCACCTGCCGCTTGTGTATCGCCTTGAGCATCTTTACTTCTCCTATTTGGAACAATCATACCGCGTTGATGAGCTTCGTTAATAATCGCTTGCTCAGTTACAGCAACCGCCCCCATGGTGGTTGGTAACAATACTGTATTATCATGTGCTAGTTCATTGGCTAAATCCAAGAAGCGTAACTTTGTATCTAACTTTGACAGTAGCAATGTGTCTTGTCTGTTATAGTCAATGAACTTTTCAAAGTCATTGTTGTATAGTTGATCCAGGGTACCTTCGTACGCTAGTTTGCTACCTACCTCTTCGTATTCGCCAATTGCATCCAGGCTATAACTGTGTCGTTCTTCGTAAGTGTATTTGCGGTATAGTTGCATGTAGTCGAGGTGTACACGGCCAACCAAGTCAAACGTTAAGTTTTCTGCACCAAAGCGTTCAAACATGCGCTGCTTAGGCAATTGATCCCACAGACACATTCTACGTGTATCATCTTTACTTAATACCTTCATGATACGCATTGTAGTATAGGGAATATCGAAACCTTCGCTGTTCCATCCACTGAGGATGTCTGCATCCCCGATCAAGTCGAGAAAGGTATCCAACATCTCTGATTCTTTTTCAAACAAGAAGCAGTTGTCAAACTTAGAGCAGATCTCTTGCGCGGTGTCCCACGAATAACTCGTTGGCGGCACTGCTAGAGTGACCATTTTCCCCATCCAGTCTAGATATACCGAAATTGCAGTAATTGGATTAAATGGATCTTCGGGTCTACTGTACCCACGTACTTTATCGAAGTCAACTTCAATGTCGAAAAAAGCAGTATGTAGCTTAGGTGAAGTCGAACCTGAGTAGTTGTCTTCTAAGCATCTGAAGATGGGATTAATATCACTTTCCCATATCCGTTTTGTATTGTTAATCTGTAGTTCTTTCCGAAACTCTTTGCTACTGCGAGTACTAAATCGCGTAACCGGAGAGTCGAAGATAGTGCGGAACTTACCCTTCGGGTCATCAAAGTAGAATGTATAATTTACAGGAAATTCTCGATATACCCGTTCGCCATCTACACGTTCTACTACGTGAATTTTATCTTTAGCACGATCGAATAGTGCATCTACATAACTCATTCATCACCCCGGATCTCAATTACCATCTCTTTGACAGCCTCGCGGACGTATGTTTTAATGGCACACGAACGGATACATCCATATGGATTTGGGCATCCCTCGCATTGACCGCATAGTGTGATAACTTCCCCTACCTCAATTAATGTTTGATCATTCATAATTTTTCCTTTGCATAATTTTGAGCTTACGCATACTCTACTTGCCAGTTAAGCTGGCGACTCTGTGATATTTAGTTATTGTCCAAGTTGATGTGATTATAATAATCAATGGCATTGGTATGGTACTTTATATCAATCTCTAAGAAGTTCTTGACTAATTTTTGGTAATCTACGTTGTATCGATCTTTCAATTGTGCAATTCGTGCGTACATTAATTTCTTACGGGCATCGGCGACATTTATTCTATTCTCCCCAGAATAATGCAAATCTAACCCATTCTGTTTAAAGAATCTATTAGTTAGGAAGTCTCCATTAAAATGTCTCCACTTATAATCTAATGGAATCCAATGCACCCGATCAATCAGATGCGGGATCATCATATTAATACTATAGCAATGCTCATCAAACACTCCGCTTACTAACAGTCGTGCCAACGGACTATTTATTAGATCGGTTTGCTCAATGACTATTAGATATTGCGCCAATCCCCTTGTATGCCTGGCATTTGGCTCAGATATGTGCCCAAACAGTATACTATTATCCAAGTCTAAATCTTTTGAAAACAAATTAGTATATGTCCAACCAGCATCTCTTAAGAAGTTGCCGTGGCTCAAACATCCATTCTTCGGAGTCATTACGTAAACAAAATTTTTGTAAGTGTATCCAAACATATGTTACATAGATATTAATCGAATTAATGCCACTGTGTCAATAGTTACTAGCAATGCATAGTTACCCAGCATACCAAAACTCTTTCTAGTCCATGCACTCCAGCCAAATACACAGCATTGTCCGATGAACAATGGGTATAACAACAAGAATGGCGGATGCGGCACGGTTAACATCATAATGACTGCACAGCCAATACTACATGCCCATGCTACTACCTCTAGGCAGAACCGTAGTGGCCAATCCCTGAAGTCAGCCTTAATCCACCCATACACGTCAGTGATGATGTTAAAGAAGGTCAAAGGGTCTTGCCAACAGTTTCTAGGATGGTGTTCAGTTCGTCGTGATCGCGATTAGTTTCGCCGAGGCTAGCCTTGTGTGCAATTCTAACTGCCTTCTTCAAAGTACCGGGTTTAATTTCCAATTCTTCTGCAATAGCTTTGATAGTCTCGTTGAGACCTTCATTAAGTGTATCAACTTCGGTCATTACTTGCATGCCTTCGTTAATCAATTGGGTTAACTTCATCTTAGCAGATTCGCTAAATGATCTTGTATAATCGCTCATAAAAGTCTCCTTGTAAAATACAAGTATACAGCATCTTGATCAGGAAAGCAACTTATTTGATATTATATTGGGGCCAAAGTTGCAGAAAATTGAATCGATTTCCGAAATATGTGTCTTCTTGGGCCCGATGAAATTCGATACAATCCTCGATGATGTTTGGTATAGATGTATCCATTGAATTGATTAACCTAAGTCGGATTTCAATTAATCGGCTAGTTGGATCATTGTATTCGTTGATACAAAAATCAAGCTCTTCAAGTGCTAATTCTTTAAACTGGCTAGGGTATTGAAAAAAGTTTAATGATAATGGGGTAGTAAGTCCAGTTGACCAGTTTATGATAATTCGAGTAAATTCTTTAGTAAAAGCATATAGCTCTCTTACGTTTAATGCAGTGTATGCACAGTATTGACTTTGCAAATCAATTACCTGGTCTGCGCTAATTAGATCATTTTCTAGTTTGTGTAGATTACGAATTTGTTTCTCCCAGCTCGCACCACGTCGAACAAATTCAAATCTATCACCTACATTTTCCATACTAACATGCCAGATTACATTACTTCTTTTTATTAGTTCGTTGTACACTTCGTTATCGTCTAAATCTACTGCTAAATTGGTAATAATGTCAATTTCGACAGATTCCGGGAGAAGTTTGAGCAACTTTGCATTTTCTTTTAACAGCAATGGTTCACCACCTACTAGGCTAACACGTTGTAATCTAATTGCATTCTCTAGTATGAAATCAAACAATGGTTGTATCTCGGCCCGGAATTTGCGCGGCACATGCTGTGATACAATTTCTGTTGTTTTCTTTTCTAGCTTGCCCCATGTACTACTATTATAACTATCACAGTATGTGCAACTAAGCTGACAAGTATTACCCCATCTAGCATCGATTGATGTTAGTACAAAGTCGTCAGTTTTCTCAATGAGAATTGGTATTTCTTTGAAAGTAGAATACCAGCGATGTTCTTCGCAGCCGCGACAATGAGCTGGATCTGTGTTATCCAGCAATGCTTGTTTTAATTCAGTTAATTTGACATTTGTACTATTAAAATAATCCCAGTTACTATCAGCGACATATCTAAAATTTGTTTTACTGAAGCAGCACGGTTTCATTCCGCCATCCATTCCTATATGCAAATTAGTCCAGGGTGCCACACACAGGTCGTGCGTTGTGATATCGGATAAATTAATTGTCATGTAGGATGGGGATGTATTATAAGTGCTCACTTTGGCAAGTGTTTGGCGTAACACATTGCCCAGGCAGCAGCCGCCTGTTTGACGCCGAGCTTGCGCTCTTACCGTTGCGACAACGGAACCTAAGGTAGGTGTTCGATTTATACTGGAGAGTATGGATTCTGTGGTTTGTCGTACCCATCTTCGTCTGGGTAAACTGGGTATTCGTTATTTTTGCTCATCTGCTTAGTCCATCTGTATTTATTGGCATCTCTTGCGGCGCAGATGTTAATAGCATAATAACGGCAGATTCGGCATCTTGTTTAGTTGGGAATAATGCCGAGTGTGTAACTTGCTGTCCATTGTATCTAGCTAAATGTTGCCTCGGCCATACATCATCTGGGTCGTTATTAAATTCAAGTTGCACAATAGTTTTTTCCGTTGGCTCCCTGTAGATTTTTGTAATAGTTTTTGGAGCAGTGGAACCGAATAACTGTGGAAATCCACCCTGCGCCGACATAACTAAATTCAGTATAGCAACGGTGCTACCAACTTTGATACTTAAATTTTTCCGGTGATCTAGCCGGTTAAACACCGTCAGAATTTTTTCGCTATCCTGTAGTACCGATTCGCTGACTGAATTTTTATTAAAGATTCTAGCCGAAATACTACGGAAATTTAATGTATGATGCAAAATATCAATATGCTCTCGCAGAATCGGCATGACATTAATTTTAATATAATCTGTGACTTCTTGCGGAGTTGACAATTCTTTAAAATAAAATTGATTGTAGTTTTCTTTGATATTCAGGTATTCTGGATTCTCTTCGCTAAAATCACGTAGTACAATGCCTGCTTGCGAATTAGCTTGGTTCTCTTGCTCAGTGCCTGTTTCGCCTGCGCCTGGCGGCAAATTACCCTCAATATCCTGCTTATAGTGCGATAATTCGTGGGCTAAGGTGCGTAAAACATCCACGGGATGGCGGCCACCAGTAACTAGTCTAATTGTCTTTTCGTCCGGGCTATACGTGCCAAATGCCTTAACAATAGGTTGGTCTAGCAATACAATTTTTGGAAGTTTCTTAAGGCCAAGTTGATCTGCTACCCATTGGATATGCTGCTTGATAAAAGCATTATTCTTATTTTCCAATAAAACTTCGTTTATTTTCATTTAGTAGTGGCACGTAGTTGCCAGCTATGTTTTCTATGAGCGTCCATACGTTCTGCCAAAAAGTTAGACAAGCCATGTTCGCCTGCAACTTCAGCAATATCGTATACCTTCTTTAAGACCTTGACCATGTTGTCGCTGTCTTGCAACAACTCTTGCACCATTTGCTCGCCAGCTAATACTTCGGTTTCGTCGCTAATCACTGATAGCACATTGAAACGGCTATTGCTGCCCGGAGCATACGCACCCAGTGCACGAATCTTTTCCGCAAACGGATCAATTGATTCATACACTTCACTGTAGACAGTGTCAAACAGTGCATGTAATTCTTGGAAGTGGATTCCTTCGACGTTCCAATGAAAGAATTGTGCCTTCAAATAGAAGGTAAATTCGCTAGCGAAAGCAATCTTTGCTGCTTTATGTAGTTCATCCATTATTTAATACCTTTGATACTTTTACGTAATTCACTTATTAATGTATTTACTTTTGTATTGCGCTCGCCTTGCAATTTATCCCAGTAGGACTTGCCTTCCGTCACGTCTTGCTGTTTACGCTTTTTCTCGTAGTCAGTTTGCTTTGGAGTGCGTTTAGCAGGAGCCTTTGTTCCGGCGATGCGATCTTCTTCATCCCGTCGGCGTTTGAAGTAATCGTTCTGCGCTTCTGCAACGCCTTGACCTTTTAAGCCACGAGTTGCTGAATTTAAACTGCTTAAAGTCGCACTGCGAGTTGAATCAGGATTCATGACCAAGTCAACACCGAATGGTCTGCCATTTTTATAAAAATTCAAACGATCGCTGGTTGTTTTGAAATGGTCGGCTCCATAATGACGCAATACTTTTACAGCATCATTTAATGGTAGAGTTTCTGCAACGCTTTCTGTCACACTGTTATCAGCCGGTCTTGCCCAGTTTATCATAATATTGTTCTGACCGTGTGTCTTTGCTAGACGTTTTACTTTAGCACAGGCTTCTTCTTTGGAAGATGCTTTAACTTTTACTTCATTGGACTGGTGTGGGCCATAATCATAATGAACTTCCCATACTGCTGGTCCAGCTGCTTCATCGACTTCTTTTGATTTAGCTAACCCACAATCGCAATCGTGTCCGTACTTGTATCCACAGTCGCCGGCGTGAGTTTTTGTGCCACCACAATCGCAATCGTGTCCATAACGATATCCGCAATCACTGGTGTGAGTTTTAGTCAATTTGTGCATCTGACTATTGGCAATGTCACGGTTAGCATCATCAAAATTACCTTCTGACACCCCTTGCTCTTTTACTTCGGTATTGCAGCCATGAGCGATGCGACCTAAGTTTCTGCCAGCTTTAATCTCACGTGCTGCTTTTGACAATGGCATAGTTTTCTCTATCTTTGTAGGCCCAGCATGAGTCTTACACCATTCATCATT